TGTCTTCTTCGCCTTTGCCTAAAGCATCAGTGAGCATAGCATATATAACGTTCTTTTGTTTATCAGTAAGAGTATCAAACACTTCCTGAACAGTTTCATCTGCCTTAAATTCTTCTTTCTTAGCTGGTTCTTCTTTCTTAGCTGGTTCTTCTTTCTCTTTATGAGTCATGTCATCATGCTCAATTTCCTCTATTAATATTGGGGCATCTGAGAATATTACAGCTTCCTCTTCAACTATTGTATTGGCTGAATCACTGTGTTGTATTTCGAGATTATCAATGAACGCACCTGGATTAGCTCCTGCTAAAACAAGACTTACTTCTTTTATAGCACCGTGTAATACATCAGTACCTTTTTGAATTAAGTTTTTTGCATATATTGATAATGCTCTAATATCACCATGTTGAACCATTGTCTTTGAGTTTTGACCACCTAGAGTATCATTAAATGAACAATAGCAATATACACCATCTTCTCTATTTTCAAGTAGAGCGTGACCTAAAACATTATTAGGATCATCGTGTACATGCTGCCAAACTAGAGGTACTACTATTCCATCGTTTTCCAAAAATGCATCTTTACGAATGGTTCGTCCATCAGAACATTTAAGATCGTTCCTAGTGGCATATCCACTAAAATCATATTTTTTCTTCGTCATTATAACTCCTCCTTATTTTAATGTAATCTATTATAAGCCATTTCAGCTTTTGTAAAATAGATTATTTTTCCTTGCTTTGCTGCTTTTGGTTTCTTAGGTTTCTTAGGTTTCTTAGCTTTTTTAGCCGATGAACCCTTAGATTTACCAGAAGACCCTTTACCAGCTGATGAACTATTAGCTTTACTAGCTGCTTTAGGTTTCCCTGCAATAGTGGTTAATACCTTGTTGTACTCTTTGTCATATATAGCTTCATAACTAGCATCAAGTGTTACTTTTGATTTATCATATGCAGCACTTGTTTTAGCAATTATAGCTGTTAAGTCTGAGGCAACCTTTTCTCTTTCGGTATCAGCAGAAGTACTATTTATTTGTCTAGTATCTGCAGTATCACTACTTAGAGTTGCTCTTTTTTCACTAGCGTCATTATGTATATCAGATATCTTTTTCCTTCTTGCTGCAACCAAACGAACTCTTTCTTCACCACTAACACCTTTAGGTATTTGGGGAACATTATCAATGTCTGATTTAACTTTATCTGATATATCATCTCGGCCATCCTCTGAGGTATCTGTCAGTTTATCACTTAGCAGCTTAAGTTTTTCAGATATTCTTTCACGGGTTGCTGCAGCGGCTGCTCGAAACGCTTCGATCTTCTGTTCATTTGCTGTTTTGTTTATTTCAGTTTGTTGCTTCTTATCAGTTTTGATTCTATCTTTAGTATAAGCCCAAGCTTCCTTTTGTGCAACACTCATGCCACTAGTAGTACGAGCTTTACCTTTGAGGTCTCTGTTTCTAATATAGTACTCATGAGCCTTTACCGGATCGTATACTTCTTCAACATAATGTTGCAGTGAGTCACAAGTTTGAACTCCATGACGCTGTAGGAAGTCATCTAATTTACCCATTTTTAACACCACCTAAAAGCTTATCTACATCGCCTTCTAAGCTCTTAAGTAAATCTTGCATTATCTGATCTTGTTCGGCAATAACGTTAGTCGTTGCTATACCACCAGCAATTGCATCTGGGTCTTGCTCAACTTCTTCCATATCGGCGATTGGTTCAGAACCCGGCAATAGATTTTGATTGTTTAGATTCTTATTACGTAATTCATCTGCTTTTGGGTCTACTGATGGTTTAAATCCTATAATGCCTCTCATCTCGTTAGAAGATAATACTTCATTACGGGTAAACTTATCAGCAATATTAGCTAACTCGGTAACAGGAACAAGTCTGAATGGGTCACTAAAGTAAGTAATTGATTGACCTTGAGACCGAGCAGTTTTCGTTAAATATTTTCTTTTCATTTCATCTGTTATAGCAGTAAGACATGGATTGACAGTTCTGTTATAATAATTAAGCATTGTTTTTTCATCAGCAGTACCGTCAAAGACAGCTTCAGTTAAACCTAACTGGTTATATAACATACTCGTTAGATAAGTAATCTGACCCATCAAATTATTTTCTGCTGGTCTATTCAATTGCGTAATCTTTTCAGTTCCGTCTGCGTAAGCAATACCATACTTCGAACCACTTAATTGCATTTCTATATCTTTACGTCTATTCTCAGCTTGATCTCTACGGGCTTGTGTTTTTATTACATATGGTAATTGAATAATTATATCCAGTTTACCAGAGCCACTTTGTTCATCAATTGAGTCTAATATATTTAACTTTCTTATTAGACGCTTTAAAGTTGAGTTGGGTTCATTCATAACTTGAAATAATGGATTCTCAATAATAGCTGCAACTCTTTTTTCAACTACTATTGGCTCTCTCAGACCAGTACGTTGATTATATAATTCTACTTTTATATGCTCTGGATACCAGTCAAGTATTCTTGCTACTCGTAACGTTTGTATATCATAAGAATCACTCTTAGTTGGATCAAAGGTCGTATCTACTGGAATAACAGCTATACATCCTTCGTCAAACATAGACATTATAACATCTTGTATTAGAGCTCTACCTGTTTGATCAATGTTCGCTTCTGTTGTTAATGCATAATTAATAGAAGAATCCATATCTTCTAAATATCGCTTATTATCATCTAGTCGAACATGAGATATAGTTACGGCAGCAACATCAATAGCAATTCTATTATATAGAGCTCCTACTATTGATTGAGTAGTACTTGATGATATACTAACTCTGTCTGGTCTACGATAATAACCTGGACCAATATCTTGTTTATAATCTGCCGCTGGCTCTTTATTCTTGAAAGCATTCCAGCCATGTTTAAGTCTATCGTTCAATTTCATTTATTAATTCCTCCTCCCCTCCTTATTTTAAAGCTTCTTTATTTATAACGTATCTATTTTAACATCTACAAGTTTAGACCTTAATTCAGATAGTTTCATTTTTTGTTGCTCGTTAGTTGTCAACCAATCTTTAACCTTAGCTACTTTTTCTGGAGTTTTTCCAAATCTAGAAACTACTTTATCAGCTGGTTGTTTTGCTGCTTTAGCTAGATACTTATTCATTCTAGCAATTCGTTTATTGGTTTTAAAAGTTAGTTTTCTACTACTTGAACTTTGCTCCCTAAATGTATCAGCTGGCATCCGCTTACCTTTATCAAATTTACGAATACTTTTGTCTACTTGCTTGTTAAGTTTAGTAGCTTTTTTCCCGCCTCTTCTTGTTCCCCATTTCATACCCATAATTCCAACATGGGCTAGTTCGCCTTCTCCAACACGAACAAATTCGTTGTACATTTAATAACCTCCTTAATCAAAAGCTTCTTTGTTGGCTTTATAAGATATATAAGAGTCCAATAAAGCTGCAACATTATCTATCTTTTCATCGTAACGTTTCTTTAATAATTTACGATTACCATTTGTATCTTCAAGTGTTATACAATTACCCATAGCAAATGACATTAGGACTTGATCAAAGATTAACATTCTTTCTTCTGATAAAATCTTTAGTTCACCTAGAGGAACCGATTCTGTTCTAGCTCCTTGTATAACTTTCTCAACACCAAACGGTCCGTTTTCTTGTTCCCATCTTGTTACAAACTCCTTAGCGTTATACGGGTCGAAACCAAAGCTTCGAACATCGAAACTAGAAGTCTCAATATATCTTTCTAAATCTTCGTACACTTCCATCATATCAAGAACAGTACCATCCATGATAATTAGACTACCTTCTTTAATAAACTCTTCATACTTAAATCTCATAGCACCTGGAAGTTTCTTCAATGTTAAATCGGTGATATAACTTCGAGTCTTAATTCCAAACTGTTCCCGTTGTAATGGGAATAAGAATGTGAATGCACAGAAGTCATCTCCTTGAGATAAATCGGCACCCATAGCACAAGGCATGGACCAAAAATCTCTTTTACGATGAACAAGTGTTTCTTCGTAAGTGAAGAAATAAGTATAACCTTCTTTTGGTATCCCAAATCTTTTAGCCAAGATATCGTTTCTAGAAGCTGGAGCATTCTCAGCTCTTTCTACATCTAGTTGATACGTTTCATAAGAAACTGTCTTGCCAATGTTAGGGTTTGCTTTCAACCATTTTGAAGGATCGTTTACTTCAATGATGTCGTCCAACTTGTAATACCAGATAGATACATGTGGATTGATGTAGTCACCTTTTAGGATGTCTAACAACTCCATCTTAATTGTATCACCACTACCATTACGAACTGTACCCTCGGAACTCATAGCAACTATAAGATAGTCGTCTAACTTAGAAGCTCCTTGTTCAATTGCTCCTATAACGTCTTCTCTTATATCACAAGATAACCATTCATCTATAGTAGACACCTTAGGTCTTAACCCTTGGAGCTTGGCTATAACCATAGGACGTACTTCTAGTAATGAACCGGTTAAGAAGTTCTCGACACCTTTCTTTGTAGCGACTAGTTTCATTCTATTAGCTCGTGAGCCAGTAGTGTTCTGTAAAGAACCTTCAGTTAAGAATTTGAATAGTGGGCCTTTGGCTCTTGTTATAGAAGTTCTTACTGGAGACATTACTTCGTCTGCTTGTTTCATTGTTGGAGCAGTAGTTATCTGTTGTGTTGTAGACGTATCTACATTTAAGAAGTAACTTTGTATACATGAAGCATACATGGACTTGGCCGCCCCTCTAGCTACTATCAGATACTGCTTACTAATGAGACGCTTCTTTACATTCTTACGAACATAACTTCCCCCATGTGTTTCAGGGTTAGGTCCATAAATACTTTTCTCTACAAAGTAAAACCAACCAAATATTTGTTCAGCCCATAACTTAAAACTATCAAGTAAATGTAAATCTGAACCATCGGTTAATGTTAATTCTTTTTCACAATATTCTATGAATCCATCAATGGCCTGATCATCGTAATATATTCCAGGGTTGTCAATTAAATCATCAATCCTGTTCATCTCCATTGATATCTCTTTACAAACAGGTATTTCTCCTCTTATTACCGCATCCTTAAATCCCCCATAATATTTAGGTGTTGCACTATTACTTAATCCCATGTTAGTTTAATAATCTATTATTAGGATATACATAATTGTTGTTATAGTTATTGGAAGAGGATGTTCTACCTGCGGATGAAGCATTAGGATATACTCTGCCTGTGAAAGCATTACTAGTATTAGAATGAGGCTCTGCAGTACTAGCAGTAGTTGAAGCTTTAGGCGCTTTAGGCGCTTTAGGCACTTTAGGCGCTTTAGGTGTAGATGCTGCTGCAGTTGCTGCGGCTACTTTATCGGCTGTTATTTTAGCCAATGTCTCACCCATCATTTTTGTAACATAACCTTGTGCAGTTGTTTTAAAAGCTGTACTAAGAATATCTACAATCATTTTCTTTGCCTGTGAAGATTGCTTCTGAGTTAACGATGCATATGTTTTTTCCATTTGCAATCTATTAATTCTAGATTTCATTTCGTTGTCACTCATTCTAGTTTTTGTTGTTATATAAGCTGGGTCTTTCTTTGCATTCTCACTTGCTTTTTTATTAGCTTCTTTTAATTTTTTGTTTTGTGCTTTTAGTTTTTCGTTAGTTGATTTTAGTTTCTTAGTTCCTAACTTTTCTATTAATTTTTTAGTGGACGCCATTGCACTAGATGAACGACTTGAGGCATGACGCTTTCCCCATTTCATTCCCATCTTTCCATAATGCATTAACTCATCATCATTCATAAATTGCTACCTCCTCAACAACTAGCTTAGGATCAACGGATATCATTATTCGAAATTCGTATTCAGCTATTTGTGCTTTCATTACATCGACTAAAGAACCACTTAATGGTGGATCAAACATTAGACGAACTTTTAAATACATATAAGATTTTATTAATGCAAGATTTTGGTCAGCTGTAATATACTCATCCCATAAATCTTGTTCGTCGTCTATTGAAAAGTTCATTCCAGGATTAACCCCTAACTGAGCAAGAACAAAGAACACTGAATTAATATGGAATAATATATCAGGATCAAAATTAGTATCAGCTTCACTGATTCCTAATAACTTTTTTATGGATGTTAATATACTGTTGTTAATTATAATACACCCCCTACTAAAAATTTTTTATTATCTAAAGTTTACTTCGAAGTTCATCAACATATTTTTTACCTAGTGCAATATTCTTTGGATCTAGTTCTGTAACTTTTGTTTGAGAAAGACTCTTCTTGGCATCTAATATAATAATTGGTGATTCGGAATTTCGACCTTTATCGTTGTAATCAACAACTGCATTATATCCTAATCTCTTAGCAATACTTTTATATTCATCCATTAACGGTGGATTTTTATAAGAAAGGAGTTCCTCATATACCTCCTTCATATCTAGTGTTTTGTCTATCTTTTCGCCTACAAATTTTTCAAGCGTTTTCTTTATGTCTTTATTATTCTTTGCTAGTTCATTATATATTTCTGTTTGCTGTTTTTTAGAAGGAACCTTTAATGTTTCATTTGTAGTATATGCATGATCATAAAGTTTTTTAGTAGCCCACATTTTTCCTGCTACATATTGATATCGTTGTAGATCTTTTACTTTATAACTTGCATATATTCTTTTGTTTGATAATTCAATCTTGTTATTTTTACTCACATGATGAACAGTAGTGCCCTTCTTTATATATGTTGATTTGTTTTTATTCTTGTGCTGACCCCACTTCATTCCTTTAACGCCTGAGTGTATCAGATAGTCCTTCTCTTGAATTATCAAGACCAATCACCTCCAAGGACAAGTATCATTTCTAGATCGTGCTATAGGTGTAACTACTAAAAGAGATTTATCTCCGTAGTGTATAGCATTGTGTGTTTTAAATCTTGTTGTTATTAAATTGTTAGGATTGAAACATTTTGGATGTCGTTCCTGAATATCTTTAGGCGTAAGTTCAATTAAATGATGTATTAAAAATACTCCATGAATCTCAAATCCTGCACAACCTAAATCACAACCATTATCTCTAAGTATAATTTTTCTTCTTGTCTCTTTCCATTCCGGTGATAAATAAAATTGTTGATTTATATATCTATCAAATCCAAAAGTAGGTAAACCCACTACTCCGTTTAATTTTAAGTAATCATATCTTTCTTCGAATGTTGGTATTGTTATAAGTTCAGCATATGTTCTATAAACTCTATCCCTCATATTCAGAACCACCATC